ACGATCTTTTATGCAATCTAAAAGTATAATGTTATCTCTATTAAATTCGCTACGAAAAATACCCCAAGTGCTAATGGCACTAAAGTCTGCAGTTTCTTTTTTACTGAACGCTGTATCATAACTTTGTATAACGTGTAGAAGCGGAGGAACTTGATCTTTTTTCCAAGTCTTCCACCACTCTCTTTTTACTATAGCTCCAATTTCAGAAGTCGGTTGTTGTTGATATTGTGCTTCCCATGACATTATGGGTAAGTTTGCCTTAATTTTTTCTAATTCTTCAAGTTTCCAATATTCGGGCCATATTGGTTTTCCAGATGGCAGTATCGCTGGAAACTCTATAACCTCCCATTCGTCAGCATTATTTTCTCCAGCTAATTTTATTAATCTACCTGTAAGATCTCTTTCGGACCATCTAGTCATAACAATGACTATTGCGCCTCCTGGTTGTAATCGTTGTCTAGGTCCCGACAAATACCAGTTATATGCATTATCAAAAGCAGTATCATTTATATTTTGCTCTGAATGAGGGTCGTCGATAATTAATAGATCCGCACCTCGACCAGTAATGGCACCGCCAGTACCAGCACCAAAGTATTCTCCCTCATGATTTGTTTCCCAACGACCCGATGCTTTTGAGTCTTGTTTCAAACTTACATTTTTAAATATTTTTCTGTATTCCATGTCATTCATCAAGTTTCTCATTTTTCTACCAAATCTGTATGAAAGTTCAGCAGTGTGAGTAGCCTGTATTATTTTTGTTTTTGGCTTGTTGCCCATCAACCATGCAGGAAACAAATAAGATGCAAACTCTGACTTTGTGTGTCTCGGGGGCATATTAACAATTAAACGTTTTGTTTTACCTTGAGCAATCTCTTCAAACTTTTTTGCCATAATCCTATGATGATATCCATCGATAAAATCTGGCCAAACCATTTTTACAAAATGTAAGAAATCATTTTTTGCCTTTAATTGATCGTCATGCATCGCAATTGCTAACATCAACCGCAGCTCTTCATCCGAATACTTTGAAAATTTATTATTTTTGGTTTCCATTGGGACTCCTAAGCCGTTTTATACTAAAAAAAGGGGTATACCCTAGAAAAAACTTTCCATATGAAAAATTCTTGGCTGAAAATTTAAAACATGCGCAAGGTCAAGTCGCGCGTGACACCATGGGCCATTTAGGGGGTGCCAGGAACCGCAGAATCCTGCCATTTTTTTCATTTTTTACAGGTACCCTAGGCTTTTTTATAATTTATCCTGGTTTTCTGCCCTTGTTTCACGTTACTTACAATAATAAAAATTATCGTAAGTTATAATTGGCGCATTTCCTACGTTTTTTTGTGCTTTTTTACCCAATATTCCTGGATCTTGGCCCATCCAACCGCCAATATTGGTACGTTTTGCATGTTTTTTTGCAGATCTGCCACGTTTTTGGCTTCATACAACAATTCTCCCGCTCCAAGAGAGGGCTTCGCAAGTTCATCGTACACTAACACATATGCACATTGATCAGATTGCTCTGATATTCTTTTGGACATAGCAATTTGATGGGGACTAAATTTAATCCTCCTGGATCTTGCAATCTTTGTCTCTACAAAAAGTGTATCCATTTGTGGTGCAATACCAATCATGTCTGGAAAGCCTAATACAGTTGTAGTCTCAATTCTGTACCAATGATAAATCGTCATATGTTTCCTTATTAATTTGACAAAGTTAGACTCTTTCATGCTACAGTAAATTTATGGATCGGATAATAATTATAGGGTTACACTTATGAAGGTATTTATACTTGTCATAAGTCTGTGGGGTTTTAATGGTGAGGCCTGGGTGTACACTGGTAATCAATTAGTGTTGCAAGAAAAGTTTGATAAACTAATAGAATGCGAACAGCTAGGACGAAAGTTTTTAAAGTTTGATATGAATAAATATTTTACATTCAAAGTGCAATGCATCGAAGACGTTCGCAAAGACATTTAATCTTCAATCATCTTAGCTTCTTGTTTCTCTGGTGTAACATCAATGACATTTTCTTCACCTCTAATGCCCACACCTTTTCGTTGTAACTCATCTAGCTTAGCAACAAGTTGATCTCTAGATAAGTTTTCAATTGCGCTTTCCATTCTTATTGTTGGATCATACAATCCAGAAGCTTTACCTCTCATACTCTCAGCGTTGATTGCTGCCGAGTAATGTTCTTTTTCCTCTGCTCTTTTACCAAGTTCATCCAACCTTGCTAAATGTTTATCCATGTTAACAGCATACTTATCTTGTAGTTCTTTTTTTAAATCATAGATAGCCTCAGCTACCAATGGATATTTATTTGGATCTGTAAGTTCATAAGCAGTCTTCCTGGCAATCTTCTCTGAGTAACCAGCTTTTCTTGCAGACTCTGAAGCAGATTGTTTACCAGTCAGTGTATGATAACAATATTCATGTACAAATCTTAACTGATTTGGTGTCATCTTTCTTGCTTTTCTTCCATCTATTTTCATTTTTTCGCTCCTATAAGCATAATTTCACACACATTTTATAACAAAACTTATAACTAATTTCTACTCACGTTAAAATAAAATTCAATAAAACTGCCATTTTTATATTTTAAACCACACACCCTCACACTTGCCTCACACTACAAATGTGAGGAAATAATCCAGGAATACTCTACAGAATTTGCTATCCTCACACTACCACACTTGTTTTGACATACTTTTCAAAATTACATGATGGCCGAGCCAAATTATGCTTATAAGTGTGCCATGGTTCGTGAATCAAAATAAATAATACATTTAATTATTATAATGATACACTCTTCCTGCCTCATGGATCGGAAACATAAAAAGGGATTTACATCCCACTTGCATGCAATTCAGTATTTAACAAAGTTAGGTTACTGGGTCTTCGATAATATTTCTAAACAAGGTCCTTGCGATTTAATGGCAATGAATGAAGAGGGTAACATTTTATTAGTCGATGTTAAATCAACAAGTAAAAGAAAATCAGGAACACATGCAGGATATTTTATTAAACGCTCACCAACGAAACTACAAAAAAAATTAAAAATACGCATATTAATGGTGTCAGATGACGGATCCTGTACCCTCGAAAAACCCCAGAAATTAGCCATAAAATAGAAAAGTATTGCGACATATGTAATATAATGTATTAATTTATTATATTTATTAAAATAAAGGAGAAAGAAAATGATTAATAAATTAGTAAAAATATACAACAACTGGGGCGACAGACCAGAAAACAAAAACTTACAACCTCTAACTAGTGCTGACGAAATGTTAATGCACGAATCTGCAACAATCTCTCAATGTGAATGGTTAGAAAGATTCATAGACGTTTGGAATAGAGCTCAAGAAAGAGACTACAAAAATAATGGAGGTCAATAATGTTATTTGCTTTATTTTTATCGATCGTAGCAACTGCATTAGTTTTTGGTGTAGCAATATTATTAGTTAATTTTTAGGAGAAAGAAGATGAAAGTTATTAAATGGATTATCAAAGATTTAAAATTAGCGAGCAAAGAAGATTGGCTTTATGTTGCTCTAGGAATTCCAGTAAGTGTATTCGCTTACATATATTACTTTATTTAAAGGAGAAAGAAGATGACAAGAATTTATACAGAAGCAGAAATATTTGAAGCAGTTTGTTGGGCCATCGGAGATGATGGTAATACAGCAACTAAAACAATTAAAGTTCTTAATAGTAATAGAAAAGCATATGGCAAAGTTGAGAACGGTGAATATGCAAAATGCAGACAGGACTTTAATAAAGTAATTAACGAAATAGAAAGAATGGAGAAATCAAATGAAAAAAAATAAATTTGCTAATAAGCACGGTTTTGCAAACAAGCACAGTTACTCGGACTGCGAACCATATGAGGTGGTTGAGGTTATCAACGACAAAAAAATGGTCATCAGAGAAATGGACTGCACTGAATTGCCATGGAAAAAAGATTGGCATGAAGGTGGTTTTGCTGGTCACATTAGTAACCAACATAAACAAAAATGGAAAATAGAAAGCAATGACAAAAATCATAAGTTTTTTATTCGTAAGCACAAAAGTGGTGCTTGGAAAGATGCTGGTGGTAATAAGTACCAACTAGACAGTGAACCCGTAAAATTTTACGATTTTAATTTTTAGGAGTTAAACAATGGATAGTGAAGACAGAAAAAGAATAAGAGATAATAAAATATTTTTTAAAAAGTTCTTGGTAGATATTATCTACCAAGAGAATAAACCTAAAATGAATTATGATGCCATTGATCATGAGGATTATGTTGATCCCTTATCAACGGATACGAATTCTATTAATACTGACACAGAAAAATTGTCTGGAGGTGAAAACTATTTTAATGACTCAGCACATACAAAAATATTACCTTTAAACTTTGGAGAGGGAATAGATGGCGATGCTGTCGATCCAGATTATTTTTATGGCAATGTTGATGAGCCAGCGTCTGAAGATTTGATTAGACATATCAATATCACTGGAACAAGGACCGAGATTGGTGAACCAGTTTTAAAGCATCCAGAAATAAAAAATTTCTTTTCTGAATCATTTACCGTTAGACAAGCTAAAGTCTTAAATATTATTTTAAGATCTTTAGAGCTCAAAAATTTTAAATTAGCTAATCAATTAGATGAGGCTAGAAAAACAATAAAAGATTTTATAGAGTCTGAAGAAAATAAAACAATAGAGGATCGATTAGATCAAGCAGAAGACTTAGTTAAAAAGTTTATTCATAATAAGTTGGATGATTGTTGGTTTAGAATCAGAGCAAAAAAACGCCGTAAAAGTCATGTGCTCGGATATACAGACCAGGTGCATGATCCATTAAAAGTTCATTGGGGAACTAATCCAGAGGGTGAAAAAAAATTTAAAGATAAATATTTTAAAATTAGAAAACAGTTAAACGATTATATTTTAAATTTTCATTTAGCTTTTAAAAGTGTTTTGGATCACCCTAGACGAGATAAAGACCAAGACAGATATAGTTTAGATCGTGAAAGAAGGGACAATATTTTAAAAAAAACCAGTTTTAAAAAAGTCGAAAAAACGGCAGAAAACTAGGGTAAATTAGAAAAGTATTGCAACTATGTAATAAATCATTACATATTATTATATAAATAAAGGAGAAAGAAAATGACAACTACAATGAAAAAACTAGAAAAAGAACTTTTAAGATTTGTTGAGAATGACAATTTTAAAGATCTCTTTGTTGAGAAAACTCACAAACTTGTAACTAATACAGATGAAAGAGATATCTTAGAGATCACTTTAAAAACTTTAAAAGAAAAAGGTCATCCTTTTGATCCAGATCGTTTTGATTTTGAGCAAGTTGGTGACTATGATGGTAAGTGGTATTACAAAGGCACTAAAAAAGAGGTGTCTGAAAAACACTTACATAGTTGGTTAGGTGAGTTCGAGTATAAAGATTTATCTTCTGATGAATCAGATAAACATTGGAACACTAATACAGTGTTTAGAGTTTGGCTTTCAGAAAATAAAGAAAACATTATGATCCAAGTAAATGGATCTTATGAACTTTATGATAGACACTCTGAATTTTATCATGCCCCTTTTGAAGACAGATTAAATAAATTTTTAACTGCTTCTGGTTTCACTTGGGATCACTTTGATACAGCACACATTTCGGTTGAGGTTTAATATGCCAAAAAGAAAAAACAAAAAATTAAAAGTCTCGGTATCATTATCGAGACTTGCTCACGCAGGTTTTGGAGATTGCACATATTATAAAGATCAGTTTGGTAAGATGGTTCAACTTTATCTTACCAGACTTGGTATCTCTACAAGACTACAAAATACTTTATCGATTAAAGTTCATGTTAGAAAATCAACTATGAAAAAAAATACTTTAGGATCATGCACGATCCCACTTAATGGATCGAAAGCATCTAAAGAATTTAAAATTACATTACGACACGGACAACCTTTTTTTAATCAGTTACAAACTCTTGCCCATGAACTTTGTCACGTAGCACAACAAGTTACAGGCAGATTACAGTTAAGAGTTTGGTCATCAGACAACCAGACCCACGTTAGATGGGAAGGTAAAGAGTTAGGTGTTTATCTTAAAGACGTAAGTTATGATGATGCACCTTGGGAGCATGAGGCTCAAAAATTTGCTGAAGAGCAGTACAAAAGAATCTTTAATAAATAGGAGTTATTTTATGAAGATTGATAGAACTATTAAACAAACCTATGACTATGATAAGTTTCATAAGATCAAAGGTAATAGGGACGTAAACTCTACTCAAGTGAAACAACTTATAAAATCAATTGAGGAAGGGTGGGTTCCTAATCCAGCTCATGTTAATGAGAAGAATGGTCTAGTTGATGGTCAACATAGACTTGAAGCATGTAGACAATTAAAGATACCTTTTCTTTATTTTGTGATCCATGGGGCGGGCATCAATGAGGTTACTAGAATTAACAGGTACAGACGTAACTGGGGATTCACCGAATGGATGAACCGTTATGCAGATACAGGTCACTTTGAATACAAAGCCTATAAATCTTTTTTTGAAAAGTGGGGTTTTGATCATTGGAGTACAATATTTTTACTCTGCAAAACAAAAGGCTATAGTGGTCGTAAACAACTTAGAGAGATCTTTATGAATGGGGATCTTAAACTTTCGACTATTGAGCAAGGTAAAAAACGTGCAAAAATGATTTTACAGGTTGGCGAGTATTATCCAAATTATAAAAGACGTGCATTAGTTCAAGCCATGATTAGAGTTTTTAATGATCATCGTTTTAACTTTAGAACTTTTATACATAGATTATCTCTTAACAGGGATGCTATGTATGATTGCACAACTGTGGGTCAGTATCTTCATCGTATTGATGCAATCTATAACAAAGGTGCTTTGAAAAAGGATCGAGTTAAGTTTGCACAAAGATGGGAGGATGAAGATCCAATCTTCAGTGAGGTAGCATGATTAGATCAATACTTAACTTATTCTGGAAACCTAAAAAAATTGATTTGATAAAATTTCATGTTTTAGATAATCAATACCGAGGTGTAATAGGTTGGTCAGAAAACAGTGAAGAAACTTTATATCCATCAACTGGCGTTTATACAACGCCAGTTAGAGGAGAAGATAATTGGAACAGACAAGGAGAAATAAAATGACACAAACGCACGTGCCACAACAAATAACAATCAATACTAGAAAGTTATTAGATAAAGTTATTAAGAAAACTAAACTATCAAGACCAAAGCAATTAGAATTTTTGGTTGAAGAATATTATAAAAATCTGATTCCTAATCAGAAAAAAACTTAGGATCATCATCACGTACGGGCGCTAAGATCCTCCTTAGTGCCTGTAAACCTTCGGCAATCGTTTTGGACCACTCTTCTTTGGAGTACGACCTGTCAAAAGTCGAATCCCAAAATTTAACAGCAACATTACCACACGCTTTACATTCATGTACTTTCCTTACGGGACTATTTGGTAACATGTTACCTCCTTCCG